TCTTGATATTCCATTCTTTGATGTACCTTTCCAAGCATCACTTCTATTACAATACTCACCTAATCTAGGGTGACTTGTTTTGAGATAGAAACGTTTTCCTTCGGCAACGTGCATATCACCTAGAGCATCCATGAGTCTGGCACCAATGCCCAACCCTTGGAACTCAGGAAGGATCACAACTCGGTGTGCTCTCCATGCATTCTTTAATGTACCCGAAGGCATGCTTAGGCTAGAAAGAAATCCGACAAGTCTGCCGTTCCATGTTGCGATCCAGCAAGATGCACCTTTGTGGATGTGGTGGTCGAGATAGTGGTGGTCGCTGAACTGCGTCCAGATGTCTCTGGTACAAGGTACGATTTCCAAAACGATATTTGGCCTTTGATACCCCCTTGTGGTCAGCTTACCTGTTTGAGTATCGAATACCCAATCAGGTTGCAACCACTCAATGATGTCATAGTGACAAGAGGAGAATACGATATTTTTTAGATTATTTCTTTTAACATAACGTGAGATAGCATTAGAACAACTCTTAGCAACATCTCTGTCAATAACAGATGTAAACTCATCTACAACAATGTCACTAGCTAGTTGCCTAGCTAACCTAGCTCTAAACTGTTCACCATTAGATAAAACACGATAAGGACGCATCCAAGATGGTATAGAATTAAAACCAACAGCACCTAGTCTGTTTTGCACATCATCAATGTTATCAAAGTGAGAAGCAATAGATTTGTTATCAAACCAATGAGGAACTTGTTCAGTACCAAATTCTTTTAGTAAAGTTGTCTTACCAGATCCAGAAGGTCCTACAATCAAACCAATGCCAAAGTCTTTAAGTGTTGTCTCACGATCAATCGAACTAATCTCGTGAGGACGAAACGTAGATGTCCCATCAAACTCATAGTCAAAGATTCTACTGATCTCATCCGTGATCTCGTCACGCTCTACTGTTACTTTCATTTATTTTCTCATCATATCTTTATATGTGGTCTTATCGTGAATAATAACTGTAGCTTCAGTTTCAAGCCACAACTTTGCACCACACTTTAAAGGCTTGTCTGGACTGTACACCATTTGACTTGAACCTAATATTTCTATAGACGAACCATACCAAGTCTTACCTTGAACGTCAACTCTACAAACAGGAAGCCTTGTTCCATTCTTCTCATTTCTTTGTATGACGTTACGATTCGTATGAATTATTGTTTTGACCATTTAAGTGTCTAGTTGTTTGATACGAAAAAAACCATAGAATTCTGGACATTCATCCATTAGCTTTCTAGCGTAGTACGCACGATAGTTGTTACTTAGCTTAAAGCGTTCACCAACTGTTTCAATTTCTGTGTGCCAACGCATACGCTCAAATATAGAATTTGCAGAGTATTGTTCTTTACCCATACTCTTAACTTCAGTTGCAAATTTTTTAAAGGATTCGAACACGTGCGGATTAGCTTCGTGATAAATTTGAAATTGTGCTTCAATTTGTTTTGTCATAATAACCACCTTTTCCATTTGGTTTTGTTTCTAGCCAGTTTAAAGATAACAATTGTTTTTCTGCTAGAGAGTTTTCATTTATATACTTAGACACCGCTAACCCACCTTGTATATCCATACTGGCTCCTAGAGCGGTATCCCATTCATATTCAACATCACTTACAGTCATAAGCATATCAGTGTCACCTATATAATATTCAGCAGATGCTAAACGAGGCGATTTCCAGAACTTCTGTATCATAATACAGTCTCCATTTTTCGTTTGGTATAACTACTAATACCATAACACAAAGCCTTTGTCAACTTTCTTCTTTCAACTTTTTATTTAACATAATATTTGAATTACAAATTTTAAAATAATCTTCATCCAATTCTATTCCAATAAACGACCTGTTTTTTTCTGTTGCAACAACACCTGTTGTTCCTATACCCATAAATGGGTCTAAAATTATGTCGCCTTCATTGCTAAAATTATCCACCATATAAGCGCAAGCATCAGGATGCATTACAGCCCTATGTATTTGCTTGTGTGGGTTTGCACTATAAACGGACGTTGTAAAATGGTTCAATGTGTAAGTTTTATTTGCTTTTAATGATTTATTATTATCTGATAAAACTAAAATATATTCATATGCATTTATTAAATGTGGGTTTGGCATCGGATTTGATTTTTTCCAAATCAATACTTCAATTATTTTGTCAGAAAACATACCCATAATTTTATGAACATCTTTATGGTTGTAGGTGTTTTTTTGTATATTAAAAAATACATTGCCTTTACAAACCCTCAAACATTCATTTATTGAGTTTTCTAAAAATAAAACATAATCGCCTTTAATGTCATTATGATTATTATATTTATCATTTCTTTTTCTGTTATATGGTGGTGAAGTTATAACCATGTCTACGCTTTGACTTTTAAGCTTTGGTAATTCATTAAAGCAATCGCCCTTAATTAGATTGATCATTTATCCTGCAACTTTCGCTTGTTCGTCATTATAACTCATACACTCCTACTGAACCAGGAGTTATCCATTCAGCGAATAAACCATTACTTTCTAAAATTCGATTAACGGCTAGGCTTATACCCATATCGTCACATGAACTAGGATACTCACAGTAATAATCAGCCCATACAGCATCAAAATTATCTTCGCCACTAATACGGAATGTGTCTTCGCCGTTATCGCCACCTATAAACATAGGGCAACCAAGAGTTTTTAATTCGTTATACGCTTTAATATAGTTATTTTTCATAATGATTCCTTTTTAATTAACTCATACATTATAATTAAATTAGTTAAACGAGTTTGTCAACACTTATATATGCAAATGTCAAATTTCTACAATTTCAAAAGTTAATTCTTTCATGTGCTTATATTTATTTTGAATTTCAATGCCTTCGGCTTTTGTTCGACATAGTTCGTACATGATAACACAAGACTTATCTGAGACAAGAACTTTAAAATTATTCATACATACATCCTTCAATCTTTTCCCTTGCCCACAATACAAACTTTCCTAACTCGTCACCTTCTTTAATGCCGTTATTAAAAGCACATTCTTTTAAAGCAGATGTTGGTTCTAAACCTTCTGCCATATTCATAAGCTCTAAAGCTTGATTAAAGGTTTTCAAATATAAATCTGACCAAGTTGAGTATTCTGTATTTTTCATTATATAACCCTTTTAATTAACTTATACATTATAATTAAACGATTCTAATGGTATTGTCAACACCTAATTTACGATCCAGTGATCTCATTTGTCCAAATCGCTTCACAATGTTGTTTCTTTGCGCCGCGTGATTCAATTAAGTGTTCAAAAGGTAACCAATCTGCCCCTGTCTTTTCACATACAATAGTCTGTCCCTTGCGTTCACAGCACCAACGAGCAAGATGTTCAAAGTTGATGTGTTTATTGCCGTGGCGGTAATACTGCCCTCCATCGACGTAAGGTGGATCGACGTACCAAGTAGCGCGTCTATTATCTAAGTCTTGGTACACACCTTGTTTAATATTCCAGTGCCTAATCTTGTATAAAGATTCTGAGATTAATTTTAGTTTGTATTCTTGCGTGTTAGGGCGAAGAACAGTTTTCCACCGCGTTGCAGTCTTCTTTGGCTGTGCTGGTGCTCCAGCAATAATGAACCCAACCATCCATTTACGCTCCACGCAATCCCATTCAAAATCATCTACGTTATCGCCGTATTTCAAGCGGCGGGTTTCTAATATATCTTGTGGGGAACATTTCTGCAACCATTGCCATAACTTGACAATAACGTCATATTTATCAATCAAGATAACATCTCGATCAAAATACTTTAATGCATATTGGGCGGTTCCAGCGAAAGGTTCAATGATTAAGTCGTGTATAGGAGCAGGATAATGGTTAATAACTTTGCTCTTACTGCCATAGTATCCCCACATATTATTTCCCCGCACTCATGGCAAATTGCACCATCTTCATAAAGTTATTTTTATCATCTAGCATGCCTTCACACCATACAGTATTACCATTATCCATTACACTTGCTCCAATATATAAGGTTTGTTCCACTTACCAACATTAACATTTAAGTAATAAGCAATGTGGAAGTAGTCAGTCTGGCTATCACTCTCGTCAAACCAATCAGTACCTTTCATAGCCTTAATCAACTCATCGAAGAATTTGCCGATAGCACCTTTGTTATCCCCAACATAGTGGTTACAAACTTGGTAATGACCATTTGTGATCTCATAGGCTTGTGTTCCTTGCTTCTCAGCTCTTTCAATTCGGCTCTTGTTAGCGTCACCGATAAAGTCTAAGGCACCCGCTTTAATATTAACAACTAGGGTCATGTGATGCTTAACACCGATAGAACCTTTAACGCCATACTTCTTAAGAACCGCTTTGATTGAAGGAGCTAATACTTTTTTTTCTGCTTGTGTAATACAGGCCATATTGATAATCCTTATATTTGTTTAACTTATACATTATAATTGAATGATTAAAACGAGTTTGTCAAGCGATTACTTTACATAATCGCAATCTTTTTTAAAGACCATATACAAGTCCACCACCAACAGGCTTTGTATGTAACACATTGCCACGTGCAAAGTTTCGTGTTGGACTACTCCAACTTGCTGGTTTTAAAATATCACCTTGCTCAAACTTTTCATCGTCTGTAGTCATTACAACAAAACCCCAAACACCGCCACGTGGATCTAGTATTTTAGTATACTTTCGACCTACTGTAGTAGAAAAGCTATGATCTGGTAAAGTTGGGTGCCTATCATCCAACCTACTTGTAAGTAATGTTGCTAGATTTTCAATACCCATTTTTAATTCATTATTCATAATTATTCTCCATAATATAAAGTTTTTATTTGTAAGTCTCGACTCGAACTGACCAATAAGGGTTTCCAAAAAGTAATGCTAAATCAGGATTGTTAGGCCAAACATTATCTCCACACGTGTAATAAGCCTCACCGATATACTTATCTGCATTAGGCTCATTATAATTTGTAAGATCGATGAATGCTTGTGCATCGGCTTCTGTGTGAAATTTATGATTTTTTACTGAATGTGACATACTAAACTCCTTGGTTTATAACTATCATTAACACATTAAAGAATTAACGTCAAGAACTATTTCGCCCAAACAGCAACAAAACCAAACATTTTTCTTTTGTCTTTTTTTCTAGGGTCGGTATCAACAGCAGTATTACCATCTCTATCAATCACTAAAACGTGACCATCGACACGAGCAACAAAGGCGATGATGCCTTTATCTTTAGCGGCGATTTTTCTGATCTTTGCTCTAGCGGCTCCAACAGTAGTTGCTCCACCTAAGGCAGAGAAACGACTACGAACAGCAAAACCATTACGACGTAAAGTTGCGTCCCAAACGTTCCTACCTGTTCTGTCGTTCCACGTAGTGCCTGACACACCGAAGAATTTCAAAGTAGCACTAGCACATGGGGTTTTTACTAAAACAGTCATTGATTCTTTTTTCTCTCTTGATTACACTTATTATTAACACAAAAAGAAAGCTTTGTCAAGGTTTTTGTTTGTTTAAATTCTAATCGCCTGTTTTGCAATTTCATTATATTCTACAGTGTCGATAGTGTCTTCTACAAAAACTCGAAGCTCTTTAATTTTATCAATTATAGCGTCTAAATCAAATCCAGCATCACCTAATGATCCCATAAGAAATTCAATCTTATTATCTTTATAGTCATAATCAGATGTGTTTTTAAGATTTTGATTAGTGTCCTGCATTGCAGTGTCACACAATTCAGCTATCATATCAATGTCTGATAGAACTAGAGCAAGGTCTTTTTGAAGGGCAATCATTTGAAACTCCTTTTGTTTACACTTATTTTTAATGTAAATAAAAGGAGATGTCAAGTGCTAATGTAAGAAAAGGAGAAATTAATCCCCTTTTCTTTATTTGTTATAGTATGCTACATTTACCATTGATGTTATTAATCAATTGTCTCTGACCATTTTCATATAGTAAGCAACACGTCTGCGTCCAAGAACTAGGTCCTCTATTATATCCCATGTCTAACTGTGACAAAGTTCCAACTCTGAACACACCACGTTGAATTGCCGCTGTATGATTATGACCAGTAACACAATCCCCATAGATTCTTTCTAATGAGTTAAGAGCGGCTTTAGCACCATTCAAACCTAAGTCACCATGTGATCCACATTCAACTCCTGCAATGATTGACGAATCGTCTCGTTGTAAGTAATGCCAATGCGATGGAGACTCTTTACCCACTACGTCAAAACCTCTTTGAAGAATGTCTTCGTCTTCGAATAGAGCTGTTGCAATCTTCAAAGATATTAAATGGTTTTCGGCATCAAATACATATCTACCTTCTTTTAGGTATCGGTCAAGGAATTCGTCGTGATTTGATTTTACGATAAAGACATCTTTAGCCTTTGTCGTATCACTGATACTTTTAACCAAGTCATATGTGTATTCTAACTCACCTACTAATTTACCCATTCCATCTTCACTGCGTTTACTTTTCTCAGAGATGTCACGAATATGGTGTGAAATACTGTAACCATCAAATATGTCATGTAAGTAAAGTGAACGAAGATCCATAGTAGCAAATAAAGTTGCGAACATACCAATGGCGTCTTCATCAGCTTGTACGCCGTGAATATCTCCCATAATCGCATTTACTGGAACTCGCTTAGTCTTTTTATTATGACTGTACTGTTTACCCATATCAATGAACGAACCATCGTCTTCACATTGGATTTGTCTGAAATGGAAGATGTCATCATCCTCAATTTCAATAATGACAGCACCCATTTGATGATCATGGCCTGCAATATATGAAATGCGCTTAGACACGAATGTCTCACTGTAGTAGTTTGGTAAAGTACAAGACCCAGGTGTCATAATAGAATAGTTTTTATCTCTGTTATTACCAGAGGGAATGTATTCTAAAAACTGCTTGGGACTAGCAAAGACATATGAACCTTCACGTCTACCTAAACGAGAAAGACCTGTAATAGGTTTAACTTGTTTTGCAGACACTTGGATGCTACACAAAGAAATATTATTATTCAATGGTGTATCTTCTTGAACAAATAAATATTTGTCACTATTAAACTCTTTGTCAAACACAGCAGTTTTCTTTTCAAAGCTGTTGGAAATACTTTCCGCTGGCATGATGACAATTTGTCCGTCGTTTTCTTTACAAAATTTATTCATGGTTTTCAAGAAGCCTGTGTGTGCAGTTGCACCAGCTACCGCTGTAGTAACAACGTAGATGCGCTTCTCAGATGTTGATGCACTTTTATTTTCTGAAAACATGTTATCAACAGAAGAAAAGTGTTCGTTTAAAAACTCTTCGTTTGTATCTCGCATGTACTCATGTAAGGTTTCAATTCCTCCAAATGTTGTGCGTAAAATATCTCTTGAGATTTCAAACTCTAAGAAGTCTTGTCGCACTGGAAGACGTTTTTCTTTTTTAACAATCGAACGATAAACAGATAGAATGTGATTCTTTTTCTCTGCTTTTAGCTGTTCCCTTTCGATTTCTTGTTTTGTTTTTTCTGTCACGTTTCACTGACTCCGTAATAATTTATACATAAAAACATAGTATCAGATATTCTGATTAATGTAAAGAACTTAATTTGTTGTTCTTATAGTTTATATATACACATACAATGAACTTGGAATAGCACTATGATGGACAAAGAACACAAAATTCGAATAGAGCTTTTGATAGAAAACCAACGTGATGCATTAAAAAATAATCAATTCGATTTTATATTATACGATAAAGGTGGTGGCGGAGAATTTATATCTAATCTTATAAATAAATATTCTCCAAACTATAACTACTACTTTAAACACAAGATGCACACTGATATAAACAAGTGTGCGCTAAACATAAATCATTGGAACATGCTGTGTGTGGCTATAAAAGGTTGGGATAATTATACTGATTATCATCAACAGCAAAATTTTAACGATGATTATTATTCTTTAGATGCTTATGTAAACCTTGGTGGTCGTTTAATGACTAGAGCGCATGACATTTTTCCAGATTATATGACACCAGATAACACATATTACTTGAATTATCATGCCAATAATCATTGGCAAGAATACAGATTACAAGTATGTAAAATAAAATTAAAAGATCACCAGACTTGTCTAACTGGCAAAAGGCATCATTGTTACGGCAGTTGGTTTAGCGAGGAGCAGGCATTAGAAGTGTCAACAAGTTTAGCTATGGATGATGTTTTAACAAAGGGATACCTTGAGGAAATATTCAATATAACTGACGAATCTTTTCATAAGCAGTTAATAAGTTGGCACAGAAAAAATCTAAAGTTGTTGGCTTATAAATAACATTTTGGAGTAAACATCATGGCAGAGTTTTTTGACTTTGGTTTCACAGCCGTAGACGAAGATGAATTAGAAATAGTTAAGGCACAAATAGATACCACTGGTACTATTGTCGATGAACTAGCACGTGTACAAGCCAAGCTTGATGCGCTCTATAACGCATTCACACCACTATTAAACAATTTAAAAAGCAATCCACAAAAAGAATACATCTTGTGGCCTGATCGTTTAGCTAAAGTGGAAGCATTCGAAGACCACCTACAAGAAATTTATAGTAAGGAAACATAAGAATGATATTAACCTTAGATCAAGTAAAGCATATTCTTAATGGTAAAGATCAAGAGGAAATGGAATCGTGGCATAAAGCACTAGAAAGCATTTTACCTGAATATGACATTAACACCCCAGAACGTATTGCAGGTTTTATGGCACAATGTGCCCATGAGTCAAATAATTTTAAAGTGTTAGAAGAGAATTTAAATTATTCAGCTAATGGACTTAATAAGATTTTTCCAAAGTATTTTGAACGTGCTGGTAGAAATGCAGAAGAATACCACAGACAACCTGAAAAGATTGCCAATATAGTTTATGCAAATCGCATGGGTAATGGTGATACTGAGAGTCGTGAAGGATGGTTATTTCGTGGAAGAGGTATAATACAATTGACCGGGAAGAATAATTACACTGCCTTTGGTAAAGATAAAAATGTAAATCTTTCTCCTGAAGAAGTTGTTAAGTATCTTGGCACGCATCGTGGTGCATTACGTTCAGCCGCTTGGTATTGGAATTCTAGGAATATAAATGTGCCAGCAGACGCATGTGATGTTAAGAGAATGACCAAGCTTGTTAATGGCGGAACAATAGGTCTTGAGGATCGTATTAAACATTACACTCACATATACCACATATTGACAGGTAAAGATCCTGTTATAACAGAGACAAAAGCGTCTACAACAATTAAGAAAGGTTCTAAAGGAGCCTTAGCCGCTAAAGTTCAAAAAGCATTAGGCATAACCGCAGATGGTGATTTCGGAAATGGTTCTGTTAAAGCTTTAAAGGCGTGGCAGACATCTAATGGACTAACGCCTGATGGTATGGCAGGTCCTGCTACACAAGCAAAACTATTCGCATAAACAAAAAAGGCTAGTATTTCTACTAGCCTTTTTTTATTGCATATTGTTTACTTTAGTCTTCGTTAGCCAAAGATTTAAAGTGTGCCATAATATCGTCTTCATCATCTGCTGATGCAACTTCTGCTGTTTGCATTTGGACTGGCTCTGATGTTTTCATACGAGCTGGTTCTTCAGTCGTATCCAATGAAACTGTATCTTTAACAGTCCTAGGTGCTTTCTCACCTAGTACAAGATTAAGACGCGCTTTTAATTCATCGTATGTTTTAAAGTTTTCAGGACTTACCCATTCATCCAACACATGTTGCTTATCAAATACAGCTTCTAATTTAGTATCATCGCCGTCAAACAGTGGTGATGGTGATTTAAATACTGATGAATCATAGTTGGGATATTTATCTATCATCTTAATCTTAATGACAAAATCGCCACCATCCCACACATCAAACGGATCCATAGGCTTTTCATCTGGATATTTAGGTGTCATTGTATCTAAAATTTTATCCATGATTTTCTTACCAAAACGATATAGTTTTATTTGGCCTTCATTCTCTGGATTAGCTGGGTCACTTACAATAAGAACGTTTGTTACATAACGCAAGTTACGCTTACGCTTACGAACAATGTCTTTGTCTGACTCTATACCAGAGTTCCACAATAAAGAATTAGCTTCTGCGATTGCGTCTTGCTGGCCTATAGTTGTTAATGATTTCTCTATGTACCACTGACCTGTAGGTCCTTTAAAAGCATGATCCCAGTATTTTGCCCAATAGCTTTCGCCTTGACCTTTTAATCCTGGTAGAAAACGAACTACTGCGTAACCATTTCCAGCTTTATCTCGCTGAGGATACCAAAAGCGATCATCTTTACTGTTTGTTGTTCCGCTTGGTGAAGCGTTGGCTTTAGCCGCCATGTCCTTTAAATCTGGACGATTGTTTTTTAGTTTTGCGAATGACATATGTGTCTCCATTTATATTTTTAGGTTTATATTACGTGTTTACCATATAGGCATAGTATAGTAGTTTAGTCTTTATGTAAAGTCTTAATTTTCTCCTTATTAATTAATTTTTGTTTTAACAGTGATCTATATCGGCAACGTGTTTATTTTTGGTGCGTCTAAGCAATTTAGACTTCTTGCTTCCGCCTCAATCTTATCTTTGACAATACTGTTAACATACTTACCGACATCCTCAAGTTCAATTTGATTGTCATTACATATGTCTACAATAGCATCTATGTAACTAACTCGTTTTTCGTGTACAGATCGTTCTACCATTATAGAGAACTCACTTTTGTTTAAAAATTGTTTCAATGTATTACTCTCTATCTTCCATTCCAGTTTCATAGACCATACCCATATCTGGATAGTAGACACCATGCGTTCTCTTCGGAGTTCCATCTGCTTTAAATGACATATGAATACAAGAATATTTGATACTACCAGTTCCATGCTCACCAATCTTGTGATCTACATAGACACCTTTAGTTAGATACGTATTCAAATTACTTACGTAAGTATAGCAAATGTTATATTTGTTTCTTTCTACAGCATCTTTACTGTCCTTATACAACTTCATACTAATCAACAATTCTTTTTGTGTCTTTAACCACTGTCTCACATTCTTTAATGACAGTTCATGCTCATCAGGTAATGCAACAACATCAGGATGAAATTGTGTGTGCTTAACAGGTCCTTTAGCTTCTCTAGCTTTTGCCAGACGCGCTATGGCTTCGGCATGTTGTTCTTCAGTCATAGGTTTGCGCTTCTTACGAATCTTAGTTCGTTTAACATCAATACCTAATTCTTTGAGTGCCGCATTTTTCTTTGCGTCTCTTGTAGCTTTAGATTTAGCATTTTTTCTAGCGAGTTCTGTTTTAGACATTGTTTTTCGCATAGCCATAATAAAGTTCTCCAATATTGTATATTCTTACTATAGCATACAATTTAGATAATGTAAACAGTTAATTTATATCTCCATTAAGCTTGACTAGTTCAGTTTCACCATTCTCAGGATTTTTCTTAGTTCTTATGAACCCATTATCAGAAAGATATGTTATAGTATGTTCAATACTATCTAGCTGTTTTATCTCTTCTTTCCATTTCCCTAGAAAGTAACTTACTGCGCTAATTCCAATAAGCAATGCGCCAACAATAAAATTTGTGTCTAAGTCTACCATTTACTATTCCTTCGTTCTCATACAATTATTTATATGTGTTTAAAATATCAGTTGTACGTTTTTATCAGTCAAAAAACTTGTAACATCCTCAGAGTTAAATTGCAACCATTTTTTATTTTTAATATCCCATGCTACAACTAAACTAGTAAATTCAATCCATCCACTATGTACGAGGTCGTGCAATCCTGGATACTTTGGGCAATCATTAGTTGATACGATGTTTGAATCTAAAGTAAAAAGTGATGTATGCACTTCTACTTTATTCTTATTCAATTTTGAAACCCATCTCGTTTCAGTAAAGGTCACTTCAACAACAGCTTTTGAAAGCACCTCTCTCATTTGTTCCGCATTCATATCATTTTCCTTTCTTTAAATTTACTCAACTTCGTTTAACCCAAATTCTCGATCTAGGTATTTCCATTCAACTTTAGTAGGGTTCCATTGTTCTAACTCTGCAAAGATCATATCTTTATCCAAAGAACTACAGGTGTATACATCTAGTTGTACAAGTGCAGGCTCTAGGAGTTCCCATATGTGTATTGCAATATGGCTAGTTTCTATCGCAACTAAACCAGTTATCCCTTCGTTACCTGGCACATCTACATATGCTGTAATAGGTCCTTTGGCAACTTTCATGCCAATTTTATCTACTAACATAGTAAGCCAATTTTGTACCCAAACTTCGTCTTTTGGAGGGTTTAAAACTTCAGCACGAATAATTAAATGCTTGTGTTCTATTAATTCCATATTACTTACCTTTGTTTCGTCTAATCTTAGCATACAACCTTTGTGTAGTATCTGCAACAATATTCTTTACAGTACGTCTACGAATACGCGCACGTTCAGACTTAGAAATACGTAAGGCTTTAATCTTTTCTTTTTCAGAACCCCATGCAAAATTCATATCTAACCCCTTACAATGGATAGTGGATCAATAACTATCAGCGCAGATGTCAATACTATTGCTAGTGCAATAATCACGAAAGGCAAGTCTATATTAATTCTTTTCATATTCAATCCCAATCTTTATCATGGCGTGTGGTTTCATGCGCAATTTCTCCATAATGCGCATCAGCATATTCAACTGAGTCTGTCCAGTAAATTTCGTCTAAGTTTTCGAGTAACCCATCTTCTGTCGTATTACAATAATCTCTATAAGCTTCTTCAAGTTTAAAATTGCTGCGAATATACGATATGTATTTCTTATCTCGCTTCAATGCAGAAGAGTACAGTTTGAGTCCTCTAAACAGGTATTTACTATGCATGATTATCTTTCACCTTTATCCTCAAGTTGTTTTATTCTTAATTGCATCCAGTCTGCAACAACATTTTCTGTTTTACGGATAGGTAGCTGTGTATCCACTGAGGCTTTAAGAGTAGACAAAGCTATCCTCAGTCCAAATAATTCTGACCATTCCAAGCTAGTTTTACTCATGTCTCAGTATAGATCGGTTTAGAGCTAATAGTAGTATGATAATCACAATCGTCTCTAAAGTCTATCGTAACTGTTTCACGAACAACCTGTGTGTCATTGTATCTATAGACTACTACTTCAGCGGTCAATGCATGTTCATCATAGGCTTTTATTATTTCTAATGCCAAAGCATCATGGTCTAGTGTTTTTGTCATAATCGTTCCTATTCTTATTATTGTTGTAACATAAATTAATGTAGTTGTAAAGCTATATTTTTATCGTTAGCAAGTGTCTGTACATAGTTCACCATTAGGCTTAGAGCCAGTTCCATCTACACCATTATTACAACCAACACTGGCAATTAATACTGTAGCTATCATTACGTATGTACCCCACTTACACCACTTAATAAACAACACATACGCATCCTCGGCTTGTTTCTGAGCCTGTTTTCTTTGCTTCTTATCAAATGCTTTACTCATTATGCAACCCACATAGTTTCTGCATCTAAAACCTCAGCGGTTTCATTAGCGGCTTCCAGTGTATTGAATAACAAATCATCAACTTTTTGTTCACGTTTCCAATACTTTTTTATGTTACCACTAAAAGTGATGTGTTGAACAGTTTTTCCATTTTTTATTAAGATGTACGGCATTATAAAAAGTCTCCTAACGTAACTTCAGTAGATACAACATCAATTCTAGCTTTAGCAATCTCTAGGTAGTTTTCGTCTAGTTCAATACCAATGAAGTTAAAACCACCTAGCTTTGCACCACGTCCTGTAGAGCCACTACCCATAAACGGATCAAGTGTTGTACCACCTTTTGGTGTTACCATAGTTACAAGGTAACGCATAAGGTCTGTAGGTTTTACAGTAGGGTGGTTGTTCTGTGTGGGCGTCCAACGTCCATATGGATTGCCATCTTCACCATTATCTGCTTTCTCTGCATGGTTTGGTCTGAACTCAGAAGACGCTGTGGCCTTTGGTGTAAAGTTCTCTAGCCCATCATTACGATCTTTCTTAGATGTCTTTGGAACATAGAAGAAACGTGCGGCTGAACCATCATCATTTCTTTCAACCACAACGCCTCTACGCAATGGCACATTTACCCCACTTTCTCCAATTGGAGCATTGCCATTTGATCTGCCACTTTTAGTGTTAGGAAACCCACTCGTAACTTCCTCAGAACCATCGTGAATAAAGTTTGCGGGGAATCTACCTGAATTATTTGGTATAGTCGTGCGGCGATCTGGTTCTGTCGCAATAATTTTACCACCATTGCCACCATTTATACCCTCCCTAAGATGTGAGTTCAGTGCAAGATTACTTCCATCACCAACAGTGATATGTGCAACTCGACTAGCATCAATATTGATACCACCAGTGCCATATTTCAATACATTCTTGGCAACAGTCTTTTCTCCTAGTGGTTTACGTGCAACTGTAATAGGTTCTAATGCAGGTTTGAGTGCAGTACCCCAACCTTCCCATTGTTTGGCTTCATCGGTGACTGGGACGTCAGAGTATGTATTCCACTCTGTGACGTTCCTCTTTTGCGCTCCCTGCTCAACATTTGATTTGGTCATTCCGCTTCCATTGTGCTTCCCAATTATCTCACGTTCAGCACCAGCCATTTTATCAAGAGACTTGCTGATATTGTGAGACTTAGGAAATCCACTACCATACACCCATGCAATCATATCCCTGATTTCAAAACCAGCATCCTCAATACGAACTGCCATACGATGCTGTGTTCGTGTGCCAGCAAATGCTAATAGATAACCACCTGGTTTGAGAACTCTTAACGCTTGTTCCCAAATCTCTGTAGACGGAACATCGTAGTCCCACTTCTTACCCATGAAATCAATTCCATAAGGTGGATCAGTGACAATGCTGTCTACTGAATTATCATCAAGGTCTTTTAGTCGATCTAAGCAATTGCCTAGCATAAGTTTCACGTCAGTCATTATAAAAAGTCTCCAAGTAGATTCGCATTTTGTATGCGCTCTTTTGCAATATTGTAGTAGTCTTTGTCAAGCTCAATACCAATAAAGCTTCGGTTTAGGTTTTTAGCGGCTACACCTGTTGTTCCACTACCCATTGTGAAGTCTAAAACTGTTTCACCCCTGTTGGTGTAGGTCT